AGGTCGTTTTGTGGTTGTGTGGCTGACGGATCAGGGCCGATACCATCCAATGAGAAGCAGTCAGGTGCTTGTGGTTCAGAGTCAGGTGTCCATGCCTTTGCATACCAAGTCTTTTACAGACGGGGGTTTGCACCGACGATGACTACATCCATGGTTGTGGTATCCAATACAGTCTCGGTGTCACCCTCGACGATACGGAACCGCGCACCTTTGATGCTGATGCGGGGGATGGATTCACCGCCACTACCAAGGCCACCCGCCATTGACTGAGCGAGTAACGATGGTGTGCCGATGCGGCTTGCCAAGTGCGCGGGGACTTGGATATTTACGGGGACTAGATTGCTCATGGTTTTCTCCTTTAGTGAGCGGTTAATCTTCAACACGGGCTACGGGCTTACGGATATTTACCTCCAACTTCGTGCCGTAGTTCACGCCGGGGGGTACTGCTTTGGTTGCATCTATGTATCCACGAACTGCAACTTTGCTGATGCGCTTCTCAAGCATGTCGTATGCGTCATTCTCTCGAATGAATCCAAGTACGGCATCCCAGTCAGCAACATTGGCATAGTCGGTTGTGGTTAGGAACGCAGTCCCATGCTTGGTTTTGAAACTGGTAACGCCTTGGGCGTCAGCCTGTTCCTTGATCCATGCCTCGAACTGTTCCATCTTCTCCTTCAAAACCTTGACTTGATCCTTCATCTCGGCTTCGATGGCTTCCTTCTTGTTACGGAGTTTGAGATACGCCGCAACAACATCATCGACAGTTACACTCATAATCACCTCTCAGTTTCTTGTTGAATTAAATCAAGTAACAAACCCTGCAACTTCTGTTTGTTCTTGAGCCGTTGATAAATCTTATGCTCAAGATCGGTTGCTTCAATGTGGATCACATTGGATACATGCTTCTTACCAATGCGCTCTATCCGACCATTTGCTTGTGTGTATTGTTCATTGCTATTGATCGGGCCGTACCACACAATCGTTGATGCCGTTGTCAGCGTCAAGCCATGTGCCATTGTGCCGGGGTGGGCAATCAACACATGTGGATGTTTAGCGTGTTGGAAATCATGGAAGATTTGATTTCGTTTATGTGCGGATACTTCGCCATTCACTACACCAACTGTCCAATGCTTACCAAGTTCTTTCTCCAACATGTGCAGAGTACCTGTCAGCGGTACGAACACAATTACTTTCTCCCCTGCTTCTTCGATTACCTCCTTTACTAAGTTAACCCGTGGCGTAGCATCAACTTCGATATGCTGGCCGTCGTCGCCGTATGCCACACCGCAACAAATCTGTACGAGTTTCTGTATCTTGACTGCTTCGTTGACCGCAGTGATTGTTCCCTCTGCCGCCTCTGATACAAAGTGCTTGAGCATTTGGGTGTAGTGCTTCTTCTGCAATGGGGTCAGGTCTACCTGTCGTGTCTGCACTACCGTGTCGGGTAGGTCAAAACATTCATCACGGGTGTACCGTACCGCAGGTTGCAGTATGTTCTTCACAATGTCCACCGACTCAGGTCGTGGTACAAAATTCCACTGACCGATCTTCATCATCACCTGTTCACGGAATGATGTGAATGTCTTGGTGCAGTATGGACTGTTAACCAACTTAGCCAAAGCCCACGCATCGGTAGGATCGTTGGGTGTAGGTGTGCCAGTCATCAACCACAAACGTGTTGTTGGATTCGTGTCCATCCACTTACGAAATATCTTGAAGCGTTGTGTCGATGGGTTACGCAAGACTGCCGCTTCATCCACGATCACCAAGTCAAACATACCAAGTGCTTGGTCTGCGATGATGGGAAAGCCATCATGGTTGATGATGTAGAAGTCAGCATCTTCTCTGAGCAACTGCTTGCGTTTAGCGGCAGTGCCATGCAACACAAAGAACTTGCGGTGTGGGAATCCTGTAAATATACCGTCGCCCCATACACGCTCAAGGGTTGAGAGTGGTGAAAGGATCAGTACCTTTTCAATCTGCCCTGTCTGTATGAGATAGTCAGCCGCCCATAACGCCGACTGAGTTTTACCTGTACCGATTTCATTCAGCACAAGACCGCGTTGGTTCAACGTCAAGAACGCCGCAGTTTGTTTCTGATGCTCATACGGTGTGTACTGACCGGGCCAATCGTAGTAATACAGAATGGGGGATGGGGCTTGGATGCCAAGGTTTCGCAGTACCCGCACCTCATCAAGACGATGGGGTGTGACCACAAGGGGTACGCCTTGATACTCGAACGGCTTGGCAGTCGGTATGGTTTCAAGAACCCTGTTCGGGTTGTTGAGTTTTAATGCCAGTGCTTTGGCATCTTGGACTACTAACATTGTTTGTTCACCTGTAAAGTTTCTCTTTTATTATTTGTTCCATCAACGCAAGGGTCGGCTCGTCATACACCACCATCCACCAACCACCTGCGTTTTGAATCTCCTGACCACACTTCACTTGCAACATCGTGGGCTTCTTGGTCTTGTCTGCCTTGACCTCAACGCCCATAAACTGCCCTCTTACTATGGCAATCAGATCGGGTATCCCTGCCTTGCCAAACCCATTGTTGGCGGGAAAGAAATACCAAACACCATGCCTCTTGAATACCTCAACTACCTTCTTCTTTACCTTGCCTTCGGGTGTATTGTAAGACACTTTACGCTCTTGTCAAGTAAGGTTAAACCCTAGCACTCACGCAGTCGTGTCGAGCAGGGCAGAACCGACATAGACCCGATGGTTTCATAGGCCAGTTGTCATGCTCCAACGACTTGTAGATGCGTTGGATTCGCTTCATCACATCCGCCCACAGTTCATTTACCTGCGACCTGTAATAAGTCTCGGTGTCCATCTCCATTGTCTTGAGCCACACTAGGCTAGTCCTGACGGTCTGTATCTCAGGGAAGTTTTGGAATACCTGTGCCGCAAACAACTGCATCTGAAATTGGTCGGCGTTTCTCTTACCTGTTTTCCAATCCATCACATTAGCGATGGTATCGTTTATTACAAGTATGTCAAGTTTGCTACGCAACCAAGCGTCTGCCTCCCACCAACCTGTTGGTGTAAGGTTCTCGGTCAGCACCAGTTCATGTTCGATATGCAACTCACCCCCTGCCGACAAGCGTTCGACTGATTGGCAAAGCGGTTCGTAGTGGGCGATCTCTTGTGGCAACAAGTTGTTGGATTTAAGCCGATGCTCAAGGAACGCATGTATCCGTTCGCCATGCTTACTGGCTTCGCCCCCCTCATCCACCACATCCTTCAGCACACGCTGACGGAAGTAACGGTAGGGGCAGTTCTCGTACAGTTTGATTGAACTGTATGAATGACTCAGTTTCATATTGTCAGCGGTGGGACTTCCACCGCCCTTAACTTATTTGGAAAGGGAAATGTATCACGCATTTTGGAAGGTGTCAAGTGTCGCCGTAATTGTCTGCCATACCCGATTCACAAGCGACGGGTAGCCCTTGCGCCCAGATCGGAGGGGTTGACATTATCCTGACAAGATGTTGCTCTGCGTTAGACGCATCGGCTGCCGGTGCTGCAATGATGATCTCATCGTGGACTTGGAAAGCCACATGGTATTGCTGACCAATCGCCGCCATCTGTTCTGCCACGACGATACGAGCCAAGGCTTGAATCAAATTCTCTGTGACTTTCCCGCCATAGATTTTTGTCCAGTTGACTTCGCTCACTTCGCCTGTCATCACCCGCTTACTTACTGCCTTGCGGTACTCTCTTGCGTCTGAGATATAAAGGAATTGATTGCCATCTGTGCGTAAGGCAGGGTATCGTATACGCATCTTGTTGGGCAGTATGATGCCCTCGCTATCATATGGAATCCAATCGACAATCTGCCCTGCCTGTCCCGTTGCTATATGGTTGAGGGCGTTGCCACACTTCTGCCACAGTTGAACGATCTTCCAATTCTTCTGTCGGTACAGGCGAACGATACGGTCTGCTTCATTTAGGTCGATCCTAACTGAGATCCCCGCCTGTCCTATCTCTAGGGTGCGCCGAAACTTCTCAGCCCCCATGCCGTAGCCAAGTCCCAAGATACAGGTCTTGCCCACGAATCGCTCTACTTTATCTTGCTTGGTGATGGTTCGCCCATAGACTTCGGTCGCAAACTCTGAGTACACATCACGCCCTTCCGCAAACGCTTGGACTAACTCATCCTGTCCCGCAACATACGCAACCATGCGGGCCTCAATTTGTGAACTATCACATGCAATTAACTTGTGGTGTGTTGGTGCTTTGAGTGCGCGTCGTATAGAGTTGTTGCCACGGGCGGGTAGATTTTGTAGGTTGAGTTTGTCCCCGCCTGAGAATCTGCCTGTGTGTGCGCCGTAGTAGTTGAGCATGATGGGTAGCCGACCACGACCCGCCACTTCTATTAGTGCCTTCGTGCGGGTTTCTTCGATGGTCGATTTGATTCCGAGCCTAGCCGCCACCGCAGACTGCACCCTCTCGTCAGGATGTTCTAGTAAGTCGGTGAACGCTTTGTCGGTTTTGGAAAAGGCAAAGGCTTCCTTGCCTGTGCGTGGGCTTATCTTTGTAGGGGGTTCGATCCCAAGGTTGGTAAGGAACTTGGCAAAGATGTTGTTGCTCATCAACGCCTTGGTCAGAGTCTCGTCAGAGATACCATCGCCCAACCCCATGTCCATGAGCAAATCTTTTTTGCGTTGCAACACACTATCAAGATGTTGCTCTAAGGTTGGCACATCCAACTCGATGACTGGTTCGGTGTACATCCGTAGGGTTTGGTCAATGACCATGAGTTCAGATATGGGGAAGTCCTTGCTCAGTTTCTTGAACAATTGATAGGTCAAGTCCACATCGTTCTTGCAGTAGTCTGCGTATCGTGCGAGTTCGTCAGGCGCAAAGTCCCCCCTGCGTTTACCTGATGCGTTAAGAACTTCATCGCCCTTCGCACCGAGTTCGTAGTAAGTGGCGAGTGCTTTGAGACTGCCACCTACCGTCATGTTGTGGAATGGTCGTGCCATGCTGAGTGTGTCGAGCCACAACTTTGGCTTGAGGCCAAAGTGCCATGACAGGATTGCCCCATCAAAGGCGGTGTGATGGCAAAGGATTGCCTTATCGGAGTAGTCTAACCCCGTCAGGAATCCCTTGACATTCGTACCGCTATACCAAATGGTAGGCTCTTTGTTTACCTTGACACCTACACCGATCACCTCAAAGCGAGGGTCACGGATGTAGGCTTCGGTGGTCATCTTTGAAAGCGAATACTCTTTGTCATAGTATGTTTCAAAGTCAATCGTGATTATGTCCATGTGCTTCCAACTTTTGTGTAATCCATAGGTCAAGCAGTCGCGTTTGGAAAAGAAGTTCTTTTGCCAATGGTGCGCTTGTCGAGTACTTACCTTCAATCAGTAGGTCATGGATCTCTCTGTTCAACTTATCCATTCGTAGCATGATTGATGCGTAGTCAAAGAAGTCGGTACTCATCTATCTTGCATCCATATAAATGCAAGTGTGACTAATGCACCTAGCGTGGTTACACAACCAAGCAAGAACATGACCCACTTAAATATCTCCCATAGGATTTCCATCATTTGCTCACCTCAATTAGTTTGGCGGTGTAGTGATGTGCTTTCTTCACATCTTCGAGGCCCCCCTTTGCATTACACCTAGCAAGATATTTGATTGCGTTGCCCTTCAAGAATCCCTTGAACTCATCAGGTGTCATCCATGCTTGCATGGCTTCCCACGGTTGGATCGGCATCGACTTGTAGTGAGATCCACCAACTTGTTGTTGGTTGGCTGACGAGGGGTGGCTCACAGCATGAGCCACCACGACATTGTTTCTGTCGCCGATTACTTTCTTGCGTATCTGATACACCAAGGCTACATCTACCTTGTGTTTAGTAGCCACCTCTTTGGCTACGGCAGTTGGGTTTTGTTGGAATACCCGACGAATTTTCTCGGACTTGCTTATCTTCTTTCTCATTTACTTCTCCTTAGTTAGGTTTACCTTTATGTTCACATCCACCTCCATGATTCTGATAGATCCTATCAATCGAACCAACTACAAAAAACACCAATCGTTTCTTGTCCATTTCAGAGAACGCACCAACCTCCCCCAACACCGATGAGAGTGCGGGGATTATGTTGTCTATGTCCTCTCCTTCTATTGCGTCTTGCACCTTACGAACTACTCGCATGTACTCCTTGAGCATATCCTTCATGGCACTCTCCTAAAAAGGTGCGGGGTCTAAGGTAGATGGGTCGAACTTCGGTGGACTAGGATGTTCCACGATCCTAATGACAAGGGTTAGCCCCCTGTCTTGTGCGAACTTGTTGGCTTCTTCTAGTGTGAAGAAGTTTCGCAAAGCACCTTCATCGTCATGCACCTCATATATTTTTTCTTTCCTCATACTACACTCCTTCAATCAAAATTTCTAGGTATGTCTAACCCTAAGTCTCCTATGTTTTCACCGTAGTCCTCATCGGTATCCTCGAACATGGACTTGGTAGGCGTGTGCTTTACTGCAACTTGTTTCTCTTTCTTTGGCACACGCCCTCCATGTAAGGCTTTCATCAACCGATTAGCGGCTTGGTTAACTGTCAACTTCTTTGGTTTTGGTTTCCGTGGTTGTGCTTTGACGGGGGTAGATAGCCACACTTCCTTAGTCTTACCTTGGATACCACACTCACACCTCCATCTCCGTATGGTTAGTTTCTCCGTGTCTTGCCATCTTGTGTCGAGACACTTCAGTCTTTTCTTGCATTGGGGACACCGCATTGAACACTCCAAACTTTTTACGCAGATCGAAACTGAATGTAGTACATACCGAGTCCACAGTATCTAAGACATTCTCACTCTTGATTGAACCACGATGATAATACCAACGATCAAACAGAGCATGTGCAACAAACCCACGCATCACTTCCATATTTATTTCACCTGTCTTGATGGATTCTGTAAGGGCGTTTAGCCATAGGGGATCTGACCAATCGGGTATACCTTTATGTGCCATCGCATTGGAGTCGGACTTGATTGATTGAATGATGGGATCGAACGCACCGATACGCCCCCTGACTTTCATGGCGTACTTAAACTTGCGTAATGACCGTAGCCATTCCTTGCGGTTGACTTCATTAACCTGCTCGGTGTACTCCGGAGGGGAGTTAAGGCACTCACCTGTCAACATGTTGAAGCGTAGCCCCTTCTCGTAGTGGATTGCTTTGGTACGCATGTACCCCCAATCCATACGGTTTGTGTCGTATGGGATATGGCTAGTGTGTTGGATGCGATACCTCCCCGTGGCAACCCGTTGCCACATGAATGGCACGGCACGATACAAACTTGACGAGAATGTAACGGCGCATAGGTTACGCAGATCGTGAGGCGACGCAACAAATGTAAAGATGTTGTCAGGTGTTAACTCAGCAAACTTTACACCGTTTGTTTTGTCGCCATAGTAGAAGTCAAGAGTATCCCCCTCACGAAATATCCTAGCCCAAGTGCATAAGGGTTTACCCTTATCTTTATTCTTGGCTCGGTTGAAGAATGAAAGTGCATCGGAATAGGTACGCAGGGCGCAATTATTCCACCAATAGTGGGTGCGTTCAGTCATGTCTGTCCTTACTTGGTTAGTTTGTGGGCAACAACGGTAGCAGTCAGGGCAGAAAGGTTGATGCCTTCCTCCTCCAATGCCTGTACTTTCTCAGATGGTTTGACCCGCTCGACCACCTCACGATGGCGATCACGGTACTCCTCGTTCACCAAGTCCCATAAGGGAGGCCACATCTTGAGGGCAGGTGCAAGGGTAGCGTGGGATTCGATCACTTTATCTACTGCGGAAACGAACTCGTCTCGTTGCTTACGGATCTCGATGCACTTGGTTTTCCAATCCACAACAAGTTGCTTGAACTCTGCCACTTCGGGGATGTCCTCGATCTTGATCTCGTAGTTAGACCAACGGTCTTTCTTGTATGGTCTACCGTTGATAACCTCGTGGGGGAATGGTCGCTTGGTAGATAGTTTCAATGAGATGTTAATGTCCCGCAAGTATTCTTGCTCTGTACTTGTTGAGATGTTGAAGAACCCTTGGAACGAAAGCACATCACTTGTCGAAAAGAACTCGATGGGTAGGTTGTTGATTGATGCGACATAGGGTTCAAACACAATGTCGTATAGGCGGTCACCCCAATTACTAAAGTGATTGGTGTTCTCCGCATCGGATATACGCTTGTCGAATACTGCCCTAGCGTTTCTTAGAATAGAGTCTTTGAACTCTTTGCTGAATCGTACTGTTGCCATGTCATTCTCCTTTAAGTTTGCCAAGTGTCACTTGGGCTTGGTTTAATACCTCATCTACACCGTACTGTGCTACGAACTCAGGGTCAGGGTACAGGTCATGCACCACACGCACCAAGTTGTTGATGGTTGCTATCGCTTCCTCTGCTACGGTCACTCGTATCTCCTTCTTTAACTGCTTGTAAAACGGACTGTTGATTGTCATCTTGCACCTCCACTAAATCGTTTGCGATAATTGCTTCGGCTACTGCATCGTCACTTACCAAGTAGTCATACTCTTTCTCAAGGTCACGATACAGACCACGCATGTAGCCTTGGAACTGTATGGTTGCATCGGTTTCAAACTCGGTAACTTCTTTGTTTAATTCCTCATCCCATCTTTCTAATACTTGTTGCTGTAACTCTGTCGGGGCAGACATAACCCCATTAAAGTCATCGACAATGATCTCGGTGCGGATACTATTCTCGTGGTAGTAATGTCCATGATGCTTTACATGGAAGTGAACATTGCCACCCTCGCTTACTAACTTCTTGATGAATGGATACTGATTCTTCTTCGGATAATGTTTCTCCATGTAGAGCGGGGAGTTGCCGATGAATCCCTCAAAGCATGCACCATCACCCTGCGACCAAAAGCCTGAGAAGTAAATGTCTGTGACCGCAATACCCACCGACTCCATGCGTTCTTTGAATGTCTCGTACATAAAGTCCCACCACCCATCGTACACATTGATCTCACGATACTTCTCCATTAACTGCTTGTTGTTTTTTACTGACTGCAAATCCATGACGAGTCCTCCGTATATCAACTTTGCCATCACATATATCGACCAAGACCAACTGTAAAAAGTCAGTCTTGTCCGATGCTTTCTTTACAATATGTTGTAGGTACATGATGTACCCTGCCATAGCAAAGTACACCGCACCCACAATCATTTCGCCGATAGTCAAGTCCATCACATCATCACCACTTCACCGAACGGTGCTTCATCTGCATGAGTAGATACCCACAACACAGGGCATGACGGTTGCTCACCGAATGAATTGCAACACAAGTCAGTCAAGAACACACATGCCACAGGCTCAATGCCATGCTCTGCCATGTACTCAAACACAGGGGCAAAGTCAGTACCGCCACCGCCATGAGGCTTGATGTTCAGCGTATCGTTGGGTTCATACGATTCGTAGTGGCAGACTTCGCTATCAAAGTAAATCACATGGATCTTTGTTGGCATGAGATCTTCCTTGACCATGCGTACCTCTGCCGCAAACTGATCTATCTCTGCTTGACCAATGGAACCTGAGCAGTCAATGGCAAAGACCAACTCACCTAATGTTTCACCCGATGATGTTGGCAAGTACAATCCTTGCGACAAGAATCTACGGTTGGGTCTAGCGAATGAACGAGTGTCAGACTTGCACTTGACAAGGAAGCGTTGCATCACATCACGCCAATCGACCTTGGGATTCAGTACATCACCGACAAACTTCTCCAATGCCGCCGACATTTTGCCCATCATCTTCGCCGCTTGTGCCGCTTGTGCTACCTTGACCTTCCACTCTGCCGCTTGTTGTGCTTGTTCGGCAGGGTTGCCATCACCATCTTCGCAGTCATCCATAGGATCACCATCCTCACCGCCATCATCTTCGGGCAACAAGTTGTAGATAGCATCAGTCACACCATTACCTGCTTGGTATAGTGCATCGTTGAGTAGTCCACCTTCGGGCATCTTGCCGATACCCTCATCGGTCAACAACTTGTTGATTACATAATCACCTGCCTGATTCCAACGGCGTGGACTACGCTCACCTCTACGGAAGTTATGCTCAAGCATAGGGTGACCACACTCATGGGCAACAAGGAACTTGACTTCCTCATCACCCAATGCTTCGACAAAGCGTGGGTTGTATTCGATCCGCTTGCCATTGGTACGGGCAGTAGGGATCGTGTCATTGAAGTTAAACGGCAGGTTCAATGCGATGTTGCCAAAGAACGGATGCTCCAACACCAAGGCAGTACGAGCCTTGATGATGCGCTTATGTTGCTTTGCCTTCTCCGCATCAGTAAGCGGAGTCATATCCACATACTTGGTATTGCGAACTACTGAGTCAGGTGCAAGTGTTGTCATATTAACCTCCCATAAAGACTGACATTTTGTCCATGATTGCCTTCGCTTCAGCCGCAGTATCACGGCGTAGGTCAGGATCATTACGCAAAGCATCGGGATGATGCGTTGCAAGTGTTCCCTCAACTTGTTGCCGTAAGGCTTCAAGGTTCGGGTCATCCATAAAGTTAAGTCGAGTGAGCATGGCGCATTGTTCTTGCAGGTTTTCTACCATCGTGTCACGGAAGATTGCCTTGGGATCAGCCAACTTCTCAGCCATATGTTTCACTCTGTCATACAGTCGTTGCCATACCTCCTTCATCGCTTCTGCCTGAGCCGATGCAACTCTTGCCTCAACATCTTGTTGGATGCGAGACAACTCATCGGATGAGATGGCTACCCTAAAGTCAGTCGATGGCACAGGGAATACTGCCATGTCGATCTTGAACTTGTTGCCCACCTCACCCTCCGTAGGGTAGTCAGCATCAGAATACAACTGCCCAAGCACTCGCTTTGCATCATCCTTCAACTGCAAATAGTTGGACTTGAAGTCATTGACAAGGGTCAACCACTCGTTCTTCTCCTTACGAAACTCGTTCATAAAGGCAAGGTAGTTGGTCGTGGGTAGCATCATCACGCCCTCCATACCCCACGGCAGAGTGTTCTTGTACAACTTCTCACGGATGAATGTGGTTTTCTTATGCACCCGATCAAGGTAGTCGTTCATGGGTAGCAACGACTTGTTGTATCGCCCCGCATCCTTCGATGCGTTAAAGGTTGTAGCAACTTCTTGGGTTGCCTTCTTGTCATACTTCCTTGCAGTCCATTGGGATATGGTCAACTGCACAAGTAATGCGCGGTCAGATAGGTTCATCTTCACTCCTTATGTTGTGTTATGGGTGGGGTACAGACTGCCGAGTGGTACAGGTTG